AACAATCAACTTTATCTCCAGCAAAAGGAGGAGAATCTGTATCTTCTCTATCTGCTAATACAAGTAACTTGGGTACAGGATCAGGAGTTGTTACAACAACAGAAGTTTCTCCAGCACTTAACCTACCCCCATCATCTCTAAATTTGAGAATATACTCTCCATCAACTGCTGGCACTAATGTCTCAGATACGTTCCCTGGTAAAGCAGGAATAATGTCAACAGAATTAGTAAATGTACCCGTTCCATCTGTTAGATTACTATGGCGAACAACCACATTTCCACCATGAGTAACATCAATATCTGTTGCCTTGTCAAAACGTAGTCGTACAAACTGATCTGAAACTGGTTCGACAAGTAACCCCGAAACATCTTGTGGTAACGCAGTTTTACCAACAGCTTCAAACTGAATAGTTGTAGAAGTAGCCGATAATTGATCTAATACGTTATAAGAAAAGACTTGAATATCATAAGTACCTTTTCTACTGTTCATTATTTCAAAATCAGGTCTTGATACCTTTTCACTTATAAAGTTGTCATTGCCAAATCTGTAGTTCACTTGATACTGCGTTACACCGACAATAGGTTGCCAACTAATAACAATCTTTGATACAGCTTGATTATTAATAGGAAATATCTGTTCGGTAGCAGCAAGACCACCTGGAGGATCTTTTAATTCAGTAAGATTTGATGTATTACGGGTAGGTAAGGCTGATCCATCTTCAATAAACGCATACTTACCTTCAACATAAGATAAAGCTGTGATTGCATAATTTATTCCATCTTGTTCTTCTACTGTTATTACTCTAAATAATTGAGCATCTACAGATGTGTTAGATAATATCCAAGCAGTATTTACATTTGGTGTCTGTGAAAACGCTTCAGAAACAGTAATCGTTCCGCCTGAGATAGATGAGACAGACTTACTTTCAAAACTTCCATCAGGTAGTATCAAACCCAAAGTTGGACTTCCATCTGTAGGAAGATCCGTTGCATTAGTATCATCAACAGTAACAACAGTTGTAGAAGTAACTGCTTTCAATCTTCCACCTCTTCTTACCCCTGCTCTTACTGGATCGTTTATTTCAATAATTGCACCAGGTCTTACAACAGCACCAGAATCTATTGATGTTGAAAATGCGACCACCTCAGACTCATTATTTTCAGCGAAGATAAGTGCTCTTCCCAATCTTCGAGCCTGATTACGGGAAGTACACGCAAATGCTTTTACTTGCTTAATAACAGTTCCTATCTTCGATTTTAAGGTGGCATCTTCAACAACTTCAAAATCAACTTCTTGACTATCCATGTTGAAGTAAGAAACAGATACAACACTATGTCTAGTTTTTAAACTGCTTCCAGAATATGAAAAACCTTCTTCAGTAACATTTGATAAATTAAATAAATAACTAGGATCTGTTGGTTTATCTTGCGTAATAGTTATTGTTCCAGCAGACCATATTGGCATACATCTCATTACACCAGCTAAATCATTTATAAGTTCAAATGCCTCTTTAGGACTTTGAATGTTTACATTGCAACTAAATCTAGCTTCCTGTCCTCCAGCACCATCATCTACAAGAGTATTAGCAAATTTACTAGCATTTACAAAACTAAAAAGATCAAGAGAACTATCTGTTATATGATCTCCAAATCCATATCTACTGTTTGTAAGTAGATCAAGCAACACCATCGCAGGGCATGAACACCATGTAGCTGCTCCCATAACTCCGTTAAATATATAACCAGTTGGATAACGAATCCTACCTGTAGCAGGGTCAACATCTGGTGTGCCAGAACTGGATGCACCTGCTCCTGGAATCCTAACCTTGATACCTCTGATTCTAAATTTACGAGCAGGAATAGAACTAAACTGCATCGAATCTAGTCTTATCGAGCTATATGCACTATTCAAATAAGTTGAAGCATCATCAATAATCTCTCCAATAGTTGACCATTGAAAAGAATCTCTCAAGTTAGTATCTGTACTATCTGCTGTAACTCTGCTAACTCTAATATCAACTGGAAAAGATCCAGTAATTGCTACACGATAATCTTTTTGGTACGCATCTCCACTTCTACCTTTGATAGTGTCAGTAATAACATCTGTAAACCCACCAGAATTATATTGAACAGCTATTTTTAATTGAACTTCTGAACCTAATAAATCTCCTTCATCTGTGGCTCTTTGTAATTGAGGAAAAGTAATAGATACTCTGGCAGCATCTACGTTTGTATTTGTTATCTGCCTTGTTACTGGCGTACTTGCTGTAACTTCTACTCCTACACTTGTTGTTGATACACTACTTTCAATTCCAGGTATTTTAGTCTGACTACCAGTACCAAAACGAGGAATAAATTTTACATCTTGAAAGTTAAAATCTGTGGTTTGTGGATCTGTAGAATCTGCTGAGGCTCTTAGTACTGGAGTGTCATTAAGAAAAACATCTTTTAATGCAGCATTGTTGTACGCAGTTGTACCTTTTGTTCTCCCTTCTTTTGATGCTGTTGCAAAACCTTCTATCTCTCCTTCTGAAACAAGATCAAGGAAGGTAGCAAACTGTCTGCTGTGTAAAGTGTCAGGTTCTCTGGTCGGTTGCGGAGGCGAAGGAGGTGGATCATTACCTTTCGCACCTCGAATAAGATGTTTCTTTTCAATCATGCTTGCACCTGTTCAGTATCAATACCACCACTTATTACAACACTACCAGTAAATATCTCTCCGTAAACTAAAGGAACAGGAGTTCCTGCTCGCCCTGTTTGCTGCGTTCCACCGAAACTAAACGATAATCTAGGATCTTCTTCTGATTCAAAATCTTCAATTTTAGGCAAAGGAAATAACATATCACTCACACCAGATAAAACAAGAGCAGTACCTAATCCAGCTAATCCTTTTTGAATAAAACCCACTTTGGCAAGACCTTTAGAAAAAGCAACACCTAATCCTGCTGAAGTTCCAATAGGTAAAAATGATAGGCCAATTAATGCTGCACCTAATAGTATTTTTCCAAATCCTCTACCAGCACCAGTAATAACTGGAACAAAATGTATATCTTCCTGTCCAATAGGATGAGAAAGTTCTGATTCATCTACTGCATAATTACCAACTTTTACCTGATAATATTTAGGGTTCATAAATCTATCTATCCCTTCAAAATTATTTACTAAAAAACTAACTGCACTAGCTAAAGTATCTGCTTTTACTTCAAATTCTTTATGCCCTACAAATTCTGCAAGCTCTCCATATAGTTTTATTTTACGAAGCATAACGATACCTCTTTCCTGTACATTTTAGTAACCACGGAGAATATGGTTCTCTACAAGATAGTCTATCGGTTAAATGATGTAATATTTCATCTCCAAGAAAAATAGCTACATGATTTAAAGTTGAATCTAAAATACTCATTAGTAAAACATCTCCAGATTGTAATTTTTCATCTGGCCTTAGTTCTCTAAATCCTGTTCTCCAAGCATAACTTTCAAATAAAGGATCTTTCATAAACTCTTCTGGAGTAATTGGTCTTTCATAATCTTTCAACTGTATTCCTTTTTCCTGTTTGTAATAATCTCTTACTAAACTCCAACAATCTGTAATACCCCATACCCATTGCCGACCAAGTAAAGGTGCTTCATAGCCTTGTGGTTCGTAATATCCCCATTGTTTCGTCTTTGGATTAACAATGTGCCACGGAAGTTTACTTTGCTCACAAGCTACTTTATCTGCCTGACTAGCTTCTGGAGGTGTTGTCGGATGACTATGAACAACAGCAGTGACTTCTCCTATATTTGTAGCCTTTACATAATCTTCTGGATCGAGAATAAAACATTGATGTGCTGTCATTGAAAGATTACGACAGGGATAGTATCTTTCTTTACCTCTTACATTTAACAAAAGGCCAACAGATTCTTTTGGATCTTCTGTTTCAGCATGATTAAGAGCAGCTTCTTTCCAATTCATGTTGCAATCGTACCAATAGAAGGAAATTCGGCTCTAGTACATTGTCTTTGAGGAGCACGAATACCTGCAATATCTAGTACTGAAGCGAGTTCAAATTGAACAACTTCTCTATTTTCTGCTGATTTTCTATCTATTTTATATATCTCTTGCGGAAACTCTGCTGTAGGATCTGGTGTTCCATAAGGATTTACGTTACTAGGAAAATTAACAGCATCAATAAATCTAGCAAGGGTTCTAATTCTGGTTACAGTTGCACCTGTGAGATCATTACCAGCAGTTGTAGCATTTACAGCAGCCAATATTGCAGTGATAGTTCCTAGTGCATTACTGACAGTTAATGTAGGTCTAGGTAACATTCCTTTTCTAAAAGCAAATCCTTCAGCTTGTATTGGAAATCTTTGATAAGTATTACCAGCCCATACTATCTCTCCATTATCTTTAA